ATTTAGGATATTTTAAACTTACATAATCTGGTACAATAATTGCAGCTCTAAGATCTATATCTCCAACTATTGAAATTGCTGCACTATCTGGAGTAGAAAATCCTCCAGTATATCCATTAAGATAGGTAAAACCTAGTGAAGTTCCGTATGCTCCACCATCAGTATTCATTCCAGAATACCAAGATCTAGCACTTCCTCCAGCAACAGATTTCCATAGACCATTACTTAATTTAGTCCAGTGATTAGTAGCACATACATAAGTAGGTTGACTTGCATTATTCCTCGGCAGTAAATTAACTATTCCATTACCCAAATCATTTAAAGGTAAATCAAAAAATGGTAGAGGAAATGGTCTGGTATTATATGGAATAATAGCCATACCTTTTCTAAGTTTATATCCACCAGTACCACGAATATTTCTTGGATATCTACTCACTTTTTCTTTACCTCTACCTTTATCTTTGACTAATAGTTAATCTAAAAGTATTTTGCTCTACTAATTCTTGCATGAATTCCGCAAAAGCTATTTTACTACTAGCGATACTTACTTGTCCAGTAGTCCATTTATTGAAACTTTCTCCAAGTAGAATACATCCATGAGAATCATCATCAATGTTACCAGAATGAAATAATATCTCACTTCTACCTGTAACAAAAGTTACTTCGAAAGTATCGCCGAATTTTGGTGATTTTACTCTACTACAAATATAAATACCAGTGGGTATGCAAGAAATACCTTTTTGGTTATTAAACCAAGGACGTTCCAAAGTTACACAAATTGGAGCTGTATTTACTAGCAAAACCCCTGGGGTTCCATCTGCTCTATTACTTAACCTAAAAAGTTCTATTTCTTTCGTAGTCATTATCGATCTCTTCTTCGTTCTAAAACTTCTATTCTTCTTCCATGTTCATCAATCTTTACAGTATGAGCTAAATCAGCATCAAACTGTTTTTGTAATTCTATTGCATGAGCATTAAGAATATTAGTTATAGTAACTTGTGTAGCTTGTATATCTTTTTCCGATTCTTTCAAACTATCGACATTAAAGACTACTGAAGCAGCAAGCCACACCAGAACAGCAAAGTTAACTAGTCCTCCTGCAAGTCCAGTAAGTAACCAAGTAATTGGAATCTCTTTTGAGAATCTTAGGGTTTCTCTTATACTTGGTTTAGGAGAAACTCGTCTTTCATGCACAACAGGATCCATTTTAATGTTGTATCCTATAATGAGAGTGGAAGAATAGCGAAGTTGAATCTAATGCTACTCCAACAAACTGTTCTATGTTTCCAGCAGCTACAGGCGCAGCATTTTGAACTGCTCCTGAAACTGTACTAAGCCAGTATTCTTGTCCTGGAGTCAAACCCGCGAAAAGAGTACAAAGTCCTTCAAACATTATAATCTCAAGAAAATCATTTGCTATACCACCGCCAATTACATTACAGTATCCATGAGCAGGTTTAGTGTTATTAGTAGCATTTGCATTTCTGCATTTAGCTACACCGCCAGAATTAAATACATTTACAACCGCTCCAGCTATTATAGTTTCTGTCGCTTGTAAATATACTCTATGACTATTCTGTGCAAATATTGTTTGACTAGCAAGTAGACTAGACCAAAGATCATTAGGTTGAGCAGCAATACCAACATAATTCACTAAAGCCAACTGTAACTGATAAATTGCATTGTACAAATCACTAAAATACGATTGTAACTCTTTTGGTATTCCTACTGGATCCTGAGTAATTGATATTGATAGTGGTGAATTTAACTGTACTGAAGAACCTGCCATTATCGTTGACCCCCAGTAAGTACAAATTCAATTAGAAAAGAAACTAAATTAAAAGCTCCTTTGATATACAGCGTATGATTTTGTCCTACAGTTCTTCCTTGATATCTCCTAACAAGTGAATTAGTTGGAGATGACATTAGCATAGGAGTATTAGTTGCTTGGAAAAATTTCCCATCAAAAGTTGTAAGCCACTTATGCACAAAGTTTGTACTCTGCTGTCTAATACACTCTAATTCAGTAGCAAGGAGAGAGATAAAACTACTGCGTACAAATTGATACTTCCCTATAAATAGTACTCCGTTAGCTGCTGTATTACCTATATCAAAGTTAACTAACTGTACAGTTCCATCCTGTTGAAGAAAGCACAAATCTTTTCTAGGAGAAGAAGTAGTAAACTGCTGCTGACTTAGTTGATCATAAGTATTATCTACTAGATCATCATAAGTATTAGGAGAAAGTTGGTCGTAGGATCTAACTCCAAAGAAGTTGGGAGCGGGCCACTCAAATACATCAATGTGAGTAATCTTTAACTTCCCCCAACGTTTGAGAGTTGTATCGTACAAGAGAGCATGCGTTAAGGAAGATATACCGTAACTAAAGATTAAATATCTACTTCCTACAAAAGTCAGTTTAGACTTAAAATTTGACAGAGTATAAGTAGTGGTGAATACCTCAGTTACTTCATCAAAGTCTTCAAACACATGACTAGATATGAAATCTGTAACACCTGGAAATACTTCTTCGGCGCCCCCTCTATCTAACTTCATTAAACCAGCAGTAGTCCAAGCATACTGCAAACTTAGTGTTGCTTGCCATCCTACATTGTTTGTGCTAGTAATACCTGCTGAATTAGGTATTTCTCTAAATATCCAAGGAAACCGTACATTGCCTGAGTAGAAAGCACTTACTACATTTTTTGTAGAGTATATAAAGAATCCTTGAGGTACAGGAAGTATTGCTACAATCTTACCTTTCAAGTCATTTGGAATTTCACTTCCTGCTCCAGTAACTAAACTTGGTACAAAATCTGTTTCTCCTGTAGCACTACTCCAGTAGATTGTAAAATCATCAAAAGCTATATTATATCCAACTGCTGAACAAATTCCTTTAATATTTGTAGGAGTTAATCCAGTAAAAGATACAGAAGAAAACATAGCAGTTGTAAAGTCATATTCAAAAGCGCCAACTTTCTCATAGTAAACAAAAGTTCGCTTGTGGATATAACTTACTGTAACTAATCCAGTAGAAGGAAATGATCCTTCAACAAGTGGATTGATAGAATTCCAAGCAGCAGATACCGCAGTATAAACATAATTCTTTCCAGTTGAAGGAACAAAGAGAGCTTTGTTTTCTGAAGTATCTCTAAGTACAAAATACTGATCAAAATCAGTTTGTGCTGGATTTGCTGCTGCTATTAACTGAGTATATCCTACTGACTGGTATCCTGTTTCAGCAGGAATACAGTTGTGCATATAGAATACTTGAGGAATTCCTTTGTCTTTGTCAGGATCAGCAGCAGAGTTTAACTGTCTATCATAGTTAGAATCATACTGCGGAATTATGATAGTACGACCCTGAAAGTCAGAGATAAAAGGAAAGTTTGCTGCTGCTAGATTACCTCGCAGAGTGCGAATGGTCTGCATAATAGTTTACTCTTTTACCATCCTCTATCAGCTTCAAATCGATACTTCCAATTTGCTACAGTTAATGCTACTGATGCTCCTGTAGAAGCATTAACACTTGTATGTGCAGTAGCACTACATGTAGTTGCAGCTATACTTGTAGGAGTAGCTCTAATAGGTAAAGTTCTTCCAAGTGCTCCATCAGTTGTATATCCTTCTACTATTCTAGTTCCTGGAGTATATCCTGCATCTGTCAAAATATTCTCAAGAGTAAGTTTTGCTCTCCTTGGCATAGCTCCTATATTATGTGCTTGAGAGAAAGATGTACTTACTGCAGGAAGAGGAGTTACAAAAGGCCCTACATATCTACCATTAAAAGCATAATTTCTTACAGCAGATACAGAACTTGTTCCTGTATCTGCTTCACCAAAATATAATCTGTATCTTGAAGTTCTTGTAGGTATAACTCCTTCTTGTTGACTAGCTCCGGTAATGGTATACATCTTCATTGATTGAATATCAAAGAAGTCTCCTTCTACAGCACTTGCAGCAGTAGGAGGAGTAAATGTAGTTCCATTAGAGTGACGGCAATATGGAGACAATCTATACTCATCCATATATCCATCAAAGAATTCAGGAGTACCGGCACTAAATCTACCAAATCTAGCAAGTGTTACACTACAAATTCGAGAAGCACTTGTAACACTTATATCTTGTACTCCATCTTTATATACAAAATACTTACCTGCTAATGCATCATATGTAACTTCAATATGATACCAAGTATTCAATGCCCAAGTAGTATTACTCCCAAGACTAGCTGCAGCAATATTAAAACTGGTTCCATTACTAGAAGCTGAGAAACTCAGTTTCATTGTTCCAGCAGTATTGTTTAGTTTTATCTGTACTCCAAAATCTGTAGTGTTGTATAAGCCTGCTAAAGTATCATTTACACCAGCAGTAGGTAATGCTCCATTCCAATTTACCCAGAAATCAAAAGTCCAACTATCTCTAGGCATTTCTGTCAAACCTACTACTTCTGCTAAAGCAGTAGTTCCATTAAATAGTAAAGAGGTTCCTCCAAACTTAGATCTGGTAGATGAAACAATAGCATTTGTTAAATTAACAAATTTACCATAATCATCGAGAGTTTGAGTGGTAAATCCTGAGAATTCAAGGAAATGACAGAGAATTGATTTTGTATTATCATAACTTACATCATACTGAGGAGGATTTAGTGTATGTTCCCAAGTAAAATTACTTACTGATACCCAATCTGCATAGATATAATTTGTATTGTTAGGTTCAAGTCCAGAAACTACTTGAGCTATATCATTTGTTAAATAACCTATTCTATCATTATTTCCATTACCTGCTTGTCCTCCAGCAAAATTAACACATAAAGGATAAGGAATACTCGCAGCAACAGTTTGTAGATCTAAAGCTAAATTACCAAAACTAGCAGCTAAAACAATACTATTTCCAGAATAATCTTTAGCTCCATCTTGAATTGCTTGTCTTTCTCCTGAAGTATTTCCAGAAGTAAGTACAAGAGTCTGTATATATGCTTTGAGTGCCCGAAACTCAGGAGCAGCAGTGCTAGCATCTATACTGCCAAGAGGTTGTGTTGGATCTACTGGATTAGGAGTATAAGCCACGCAGTCACCTCTTAGTGAAGTAGAACTAGGAAACTAAATGTTACTTGTGCAGTACAAGCAGCATTAAGAGTTACTGTAAAACTATTTACTCCAGGGACACAAACAAGACTTTTAGCAGTTGCATCAACAGTTTCAAGTTGACAGATAACTATATTTCCAGAACCTACTTTATTATTATTTATACCTACACTAGTCTGTCCTGCTGCAATACTACTTCTACCAGTAGTTTTATTTATCGTTTGTGTTCCAACTCCACCACTAGTTAATCCTGGACCACCTAGATTTACATCGCCATCAACTTGAGAGGGTCCAAACTGAGTTCCATTTTCATTAGTCAAAAACAAATAATCTGTAAAGACTCCTGAATCTGCTTTAATTCCAAAATGTAGTACTCCGCCAAAATTACCATTAGCATCTGCACCGCCTACTGCTCCCCAGATACCAGCGGCAGGATAATATATAGGAGTGCCAACAACAGTAGGTATATAACCCCAAGTAAACAGCCCGCCAAGATAATCACCAGACTGCGAAGCAGCTTTGGCATTAGCATTTCCTCTCGCTGATCTGGTAGAAAATCCTGGAGGAAATTGACTTACCCAAGGATCTGAGCCTGGAATTGCTGAATTAAAGTTAAAAGCATTTATCTGCTTATAAACATTTATACTATCAGTTCCAGTCTGATCTCCAACAGTAGATACATGCAACTGCTTATTAGTTGCATCCCAAAAGAGATTACTAATATCTACAGTAGGAGTATTGTCACTAGCAATGTAAGGTATGCCACCAGCAGCAAAACCTCCTGTAACTAAACTCCCCCAAACTGCTGAAAGTGGTGTAGAAGCTGTCATAGTTTAAAACTCCTATCTGGAACTAAATTCTAAATTACTCGCAAGTAAAGCAGCAAGATGCATCTGAGCATCTTCTTGCAGAGCTTTAACGGAATCTATATCTACAATATATTTTTTCAGTTTAATCGCAGCTTGAGTAATGATTGCATAAGGATAGAGTTCCGCAATCCAAGAGTAGTAACTTTCAATTGGATCTACAATTGGAAAACTCATCCATGAACAAAGAAGATACTGAAAAGCTACTGTACTTCTTAGTTGGCAAACTGCTGAAGCTACACTACCACCACCAGTAAGATAATAGATATTATCTTTTGTGAGTTTATAAGCATCTAGTATTTTATCTGGAGGACAAGGATCAAATAAAGCTCCTGGAACACCACTAGGAGTATTAGTTAATGAATCTACTCCAGTAGGGTCAAATTTTCTAATATACTTAAAATTTCGAAATCGAGGTAGAGAAGCAAGAGGTATTTGTTGATAGTTTGAATTAGCACTAAATATCACTTGCTGTTCTACTTCATCTCTCCACCAATTCTCAATACCATGCAATGCTAAAGTAGCTTCCTGAATAGCAAGATTCCTCTCAGAGACTCTATCTGGACGTCCTGTGATTATATCTATGTTTGATTGAATCTGAGCAATTTGCATTCAGGAAGCTCCAAAAATTAACTGCTCTACTACTTAACTATTACTTTGAGCGGATGCTGCTCTAATTGCTGATCTCAAACTAGCTTCAGTTGTAGCTGCTTCAGTAGCAGTAACTCCCGCAGGCATTCCAGCAGGAGTTGAAAGCATCAATGGAGGAACTGCTGCACCAAAACTACCTGTTTTCAAAGCAGCAATTCTTTGTTCTTGACTCAATTGCTGAGCCATAGCTTCTCCAATGCTACCAGCAAATCCTTGCTTTCTGGCTTCCATAACAGCAGCTAGAATCTCTTTTTCATGTTCATCTGTGTAAACAGTAGGAACTTTGTTCGCTACACCTTCTAGTTGCTTAATCTCTGAAGGATCACTTGTTTCATACCATCCATGAGTAAAGTAAATGGTATAACCTTCAGCCATTACAAAGCTGCTTCCTGGGACTCTTGAACGAAAAATACGTACATTGGAAAGATTGCTAGGAGACTCTGGAGATGGAACAGGAGCAGCAGTATTGAATTGTTGAATCTGCTGTACTTCTTGAGCTGTAGCTGGTCCTGTAACTATAACTTCTTTCGGAGATGCTAGAACTACTTCTGGTTTCAAACCTTCTGCTTCTAGTTCTGCTACAGCAACTGCTTTAACTTCTGCAAGCTTCTGTGCTGCATCTCGTTTCATCTTTTCTTTTATTTCATCTAATCTACTCATCTGGTATAACTCCTTAGAAAGAAAAAGACCCTGGTAGAAAGTCGTTTAAAACTAACTGCCAGGGCGAGGGGAGGAAACTTTCTATTAACCTACAGCAGCCGCAGTAAAGTTGTACAGTACTGCATTAGCAGGAGGATTCTTAACAAGACAAGTAACTTCTGTAGTGAGAGTTCCACCAACAGCATCGATACCATTGTCTTGTGCTTCCATGTCACCATCGGTGTTGAACTCACGATTCTGAGTCTTCCGATCTCCAAGATATGCAAGATTGAAAGTAGTGAGATCAACTGCAACTGCCATTTTTGCCCAAGTGGTAGTAGGACCAAAAGCATTGAACAGAGGATGTTCAATAATCCTAAAAGTACCACGAGCAATCTTCAAAGTACCAAACTGCAAACCATAACTGGTTTGACCATCAGTGATGAAGTAAGTACCATTCAACCGACCGATGTTATTCAAAACTCTGTGAGCAGTACCACCAACAAACAATAGCCGTTCATTTGCTACTTGAGGATTCGTAGCTACGTTGAAGCAAGGATCAAGTGCAGCTTCAATCTGAGTATAGTTCGTTGTAGCACCCAGAGTAGTTACGTTTGCAGCAGCATTGGCAGTAATGATGTTTATCAATCCATCCATTGTATGGAAAGACTGACCATTACGAGAACCAACATATTTCTGGCCCCAGAACAGAGCCTTCTCAATGTCTGCTGCATGGAAGCCAGCACAATCTTGACGATTTTCTGCTACGTTTGTATCACCAGCAATCATCTGTGTTGCACGAACTGAATCAGCCAGAGCCCAAGTATTCCTGAAGATCTGAGTGTAATTCGTAATACGCACAGGATTGATTGCAAGTGCAGTTGGACGCAGAGAAGCTTCTTCATACGCATTACCAACCATGTAAAGAGCAACGCTGGCACCAATTGCAGCAGCAGCGATAGTTCCAACACTACGTTGAACACTGATCTGAGTTGGTCCCAAAACAGAGTTAACAATAACATTTTCACCAGTTGTATCTACTCGAAGAATCATTCCAGGAAGCAGATTTGCTGTATTAACCCCGGTAAAGATTACATCAGTTGACAGTTGACCAGCAGCAGTACAAGTGAACGATGGAAATACCATAGTTTTCGTGAAGAATCCATGTTCCATCTGAAGTGCTGTTTCTGCTGCCAGCATAGCAGTAAGACCAAACAGTGGCGCAGCTCCATTAGGCATCAAGCGCGTAATCATTCCTGCGAATGACTTCTTTGCTAGATCCTGCGTGAAGAGCGCTGTATTAAACAGTCCGACAGTCATTGAAGTATCTCCTTGTGAAGTTGACTGTAAATAGAACTTAGCAGTCTTTACGCAGTGCCAGCACGCAGCCCAGTAATAGTAATACTCGGCGTAATCGTGATTGCACTTAGTTGAGTTGCTGTTGCTACAACCGTTGTAGTGAAACCAACTCCAGGTTGTACCGAAGCGACTAGATTAGGAGCTGCACCAACACCAGTTCCATACACGTTTTGCCCAGGGGTAATCTTGTTAGTTTGCTCAAGTGTTAACCCTGTTACAGCTGCTACAGTATTAGTCAACTGTCCATTCACCAATGACTGCGGAGTACCATTGGTAATTTGGAACAGATACTCTCTAACAAGTGAAGCTGCTACGTTGACGTTGGTGCTCAGCAGAATACCGCCAGTTGCTGGACCTGCTGCTGTCATTGCTTGCGCAACAGTATTTAGATACAGCCAACGGAAACTTGCTCCTGGCTGAGGTTGCCCAGGTTGCTGATAAAGAATACCAAACGTTACTGATTGAAAAGATGGATTAAAGTTTGGAGTAGCTTGTGTGCTAATACCTCCAGCAGTTCCACTGAGTGCATTGATAATGTTATTAGCAGTATCAAAGGTGTCAGTAAAACCACCCGCGGGTCCAGTCCGCTTCAATGGTCCCCCAGCAATCATAGCAGCAAGAATAGTTCCAGAACCAGCAGTTGTCAGCGCTGTAAACTGTTCCTGTGTATCTGCAATATCACCAAGGGAGAATGGGCGCAGTACATTCATGTCACTATAAGACGCTGAACGCAGTAGCATTTAAATTCTCCTATGAAAAAGTAAAGTAACGGTAACAAAATACTACTTAATAACCTTCTGGCAAAAAACTACTCCAATCTTCAGACTTTCTCTTACCACCTTTGCCACCAGTTGCAGCAGCGTCATCAGTGGTACTCTTACCAGAAATACTTGAAGCAAACGTGGTAAGAAATTCTTCGGCTGTTGTTTGTAAATCTGCCGCTGAAGCATCAGGATATTTCTGTGCCAGAACTGACTGCAAAGCATCTACGATAGGCTTAGCAGCAGCATGTTTTAGAACTGGATTCTTATTACCAAGGTTTTCTTTCAGGGAGTACTTTTTGAATAACTCTGGGAGTCCTGCTTCGAATGTACTAGCTTGTTTTTCTAATGCAGCTTGCATCATTTGGGATGATGCTGTAATAGCACTTGCAAATGTTGAAGAACCTATATCTTGTATTGCTTGTTGAAACGCAGCAGCTCCTTCATCACCACCTTTAGCTATTGCTGCAAACGTTTCAGGCTTTACAAATTTCTTGAAGTCTTGTTTACCTGCAAATTCAAAGATTTTCGCAGGATCAATATTTATTGCTTTTTCTTTTGGTGGCTTTGGTTTTCCATCAGCACCAGTAGGAGGTTGCCACAAATCCTTAAACTTATCTAGTGGGTTTTCTGAAGTCCCTGTAGAACTACTTCCTGTTGAAGTATCTTTTCCAGCACCTTCTAATACAGAACTATCTCCAGCAGGAGGTTTCTGTTGTTGCTGCTGATTCTGTTGTTGCTGCTCTCTTTGATTCTGAGGAGTAGCATTTGGATTCTGTTGTGGATTGTTAGTAGCTCCAGATTTACTTCCAAACAAATTACGCATCATTTCTCCTACTGCTGGCATGATTATGACTCCTTCGCTTTAGTTGGGTGTACAGGGGGAATATCAAGTAATTCTACTAGAACACTTATCCTACCATCTAGCTCTGCATGAAATAGTTCCCAATCACTTACACTTGAATGATCATAGACTAGAGCAACTTTTCGTAGCATAGCATTAGAAAGCTCATTTTGTAAGTAACAACGAGTAGTATGAGATAAAGCTTTTGCTGCTATTAATTCTTCAGGAGTAAAACTATACTCTTGAAACTTACTGGGGAGTATTTCCATTGGCGGCACCTATATTTATATTACTAGCTGGAGCAGAACTTAATGTAGCTCCTTGAGCAACTGCTCCAGATTGTGGAGCTTGTGCAGAAGAAGGAGTAGGAGAAGCAGAAGCAGACTTTGCTGTCATAGCAGCTTGTTTAGCTTGAAGTTCTTGTATCAATTCTGGAGGCATTACTGGCTGAGCAGGAGGTTTTTCACCTACTTTGATAGATTCAACAGCAACTTGTTGCCAAGAAGCTACTGCTTGTTCATACTGTACTTGTAAAGGAGATTTTTCAAAAGCATCTAATCCTTCAAGACCCCGCAATTTCATAATATAGCTAAACATTGGGACAATATTATATCCAGACTGTAACTGAGGAGCTGATTGAATAGTTTGAAAAGCTACTGCTAATTCATCAGTCTTCATCTCCTTTTGAATTGGCAGCAAACCATCTGCTACTTTAAAAGCAAGAGAAGTTTTTCTCAAAGTCAGCGGGTCTACTGTAACTTGTTTTTGTTCAGAAGTATTGTATATCTCTCCAGAAGGTTGATATTGAAGAATATTTAGTTTTAAGATTTCTTTAACTGGAGTAAATACTTGATCTTCCATGAATCTTGCTATTCCTTGATCTCTGGAATTAGCATTATCCATTGTCTGTTCCCACTCAGGATTATTCTTATTTCCTTTCTGAAACTGGCCAAGAGAAGGATTATTTTTACCAGAAACTAGATATGAGAATTTATAAATCATATCTGCTTCTTGAGTAAAAAATTGAGCATTAGAATCATCATATGGAATTTGATGGTAGGCATCTTCTAATTTTCTACCATACATCGAATTTCTAAGAGGGATCTTTGCATTCTCAATCGGAGAATTTACATCTTCTGGTCTAATGAGTAAAGGATTGTAGATTGCTCGATCTGTAAGTCTGCGACGCGCACTTGCTAGTCTCTCATTCCAAAGTGCAGAAGCTATATCTTGAAATGATTCTAAGTTCTTTGAGAAACTCTTTGTCTGAAACCTAAGACCATCTTCTAAAGGCTGTCCAAAAATTATTGGTAGTAAATCATGTGCATTTGTTTGCCGTTCAGCATAAATAAGTACTGTATTGTTTACTACTACTAATTTCCAGATTTGCGGGGTATTCTTACTCGGTACTGTAATCAAAAAATCACTAGGAATTAGTCGAGCATAAATTGTTTTAACTTCATAAGCATTCTTATAAGCTACTTTGCCAGGAACCATCTGCATTCCTGCCCAACTCATCCAATCAAAAGCATCTTGAGGAGATTTAGTAAACAAAGCTTCTGGATTAAGACTGGGGAGATAAAAAGAATATGTACTAGCTCCATCTCCAGAACCACCAATACCAGAATTAAATGCAGGATTAATGTTGTCTACAAATTTAGTTGGAAGAGAATTAACAAATCTCTTAAGTTCCATTCTTGACATAAGTTCTACATATCCTGCAAATTCTCCTTTTTGATGTACTTCAGCAGGAGCTACTCGAGAATCAAAGAAAGTATTGTACATATCCATTCTTGTAATTCTATTACCTGCCCAAAGTATATCTTTAGCTTTACCTACAGACCCGCCCTGGAAATTAGGATCTGTCTCAACAGTCCAAATCTTTTGCTCACACCAATCAACTTCTAGTGCATGAATATTATACTTTAACCCATCTCGAAAAAACATATTCAAATGTCTAACCCAACCACCACGAAGTTGATTCTCTTGCATTATAGTATTATATTGAAGAGCAACATTTTGCTTATCTGGTGTTGAACCAAACTCGAAAATAGGAAACTTAGAACAGAAGATCTTTGCAAGAGTTTCTACAGAACTTTCTACTTGAGGCATAACAATGGGTACAATCACATTTTGTATCTTTTGTTTATCACCAATCTTATTTGAAATTCTTGCTTTCCATTGAGCTACAGTTAAATCATTCTCTCGCATATAAGCGAAATCTGCATACTTGAGAGAATCCCGCAGTTGAGTACTAGAAAGTAAACTCAAACTTGCTAGTTCCATGTACTTCACCAAACCTTCTTGGCTGTTCTTAGACAGTAGCATTGGTGTAGCAGCAGGCATTTTAATTTTCCTTAAATAGGAGATGTGAGATAACTTGGCAGAACTTTAGCATGAGAGAATGTAAGAGACTCAATGTTAAACTCTGTCATCATTTGATCACTGTAGAGCTGTATGGCTTTATTAGCATACGCCATCAGATCAAGAAGTTCATCTACATTTTCATCTGTAAGAGGATTCCAACCCATAATTTGATTCTTAAAAGCTGGCATTACAGATTTACCAATGTATGCCATTGGTTCTGTAACTTTACCATCAAGTTCTGTTTGTACTATAGTTCTAAGCATATCTTTAATACGAGAATTTTTACTTTTTTGATTTGGATTTATTGGTTCAAAGAAAAGGCCTGTAAGTAAATTTTGATTACATATATGTTCAAACCAAAAGAGTAAAGATTCTTGATAAGATACATTTTCAACACAAATTAAAGCACAGCGATACTTAAGGCAAAGAATTATTGCTTCAGTTATAAGTTGTAAAGGACTCCAATGACCTTGAAGATGTTCTTGAAATACTGGTTTACCGTCGTAAACTTCAAAATAACCTACAGCATTTAAGTCATTTACAGATTTAGCTCCTGCAGGATCAACAATAATAAATCTACCTTGTGGTAGATCTAACTTAGGAATGTAGGGGCAAGAAGGAATAGCTGCTAAATCAATTCCAGCCCGTAGACCAGCAGTTTCATCATTGAGTACTTCAGCAAAGAAAACATCTCCATTTCCAGAAGCTAAGTCATTCTGAAATTCCTCAAGAAGTTGTTTAATAGGTTGGAGATCCTCCCAAAGTGAACTACCATCTTCAAGAATACCTCCTACTATAAACTTTACCCAAAAAGGATTATCTTTAAGTTTGCGAAGAATACTTCCTGGAGTAGGATACATATTAGCTACAAAGAGATACATACAGCCTTTAGGAGATTTGGCTTTCATAATAGTACCAATCATCCTAGTCATAAGCTTTGTAGAAAGATTTTCATTTTCTGAATCTTCTTTTGTTTGAAAATCTTCAAATATCATTACATCCGGCCGATCGAAGCCTAAGTTTAAGCCTCGAATACTTCCTTCTGCACCGATTGCACCAAGAACTATTCTACGACCACGAAAAGAGAAGATCTGTAAGTTTAATTTATCTCGTTCTAAACCGATTGTATAGTCACCAAAGATTTTAATTATATTCGGCTCTTTCAGCATAGACATCACATCAGTAATGATGTTTATACCATGAGCCTCTGTATTACTGATGATGAGTATAAACTTTCTATGAGTAAATAGAATACAATAAAGAATAAATAACTTTACTATAGTAGTTTTTGCAAAGCCGCGGGGCATTCCAAGAGCTAATTTAGAAAAGTCTCTAGTTTTATTTGCAAACTCAATAAGCCAGTTCCATATTGCCAGATACATCTGTGGAAATAGGTATTCAAAAATATCTGGTAATGCGATTCCAGCAAGTAAATTTAGATCTGTTTTACAAGCTAAATATGCTTCATCTGTTTTAACAGCAGTACCTACAAATTGCTTCTCGTTTTGAGCAGCAATTTTATCAAAATTCTCTTGTTGAATTGTTTTAGGAGCAGCAAATCCAAGAGATTCTGGAGTTATCATTTAATGACTAAACCTTGCAGTTAGTTCTGCTCTCATTGCCATAAGTATAAGTTCAGCGCGCTCCTTATCAAGTTTATCCTGACGGAGTTTTTGCTCAACTTTCTGTTTAGCCTCTAGCTCTTTCAGGAATTCTTTCTCTGCTGGAAGTCCCATACTCAATAACCTCTACTGGTTGTAAAACTGGTATCATACGAGTACGTTCTAATAGTGCTTTTGCTGTAATAGTAGTAAGATCTTTTAAAGTTAAATCAGATTCTTCACCAGTTCCTACAGCAATCACTTGATTTGACTGATTTGTAATAAATTTCTGTTGTATTACAGTTGGAAGATTGATTATAACTACATCTTGTTTTACAGTTGGTTGCTGCTCTTGGCGAACACCGCGCCGAACTGCTTTATTAAGTACTGCTATAGCTCCAAGAACTTCTCTTGGCTTAGTCATATAATCTGCTACTTCTGAAAGCTTACTTAGCATCTTATCTTCCAGAGTATCATATTTCCCATCTCTTTCAGTAGCACTTTCTAAATTTAAAAGTCTCAACTGACTAACTTCTTGTGCAAACGCAGGTTCAGCAAGTAATTGTGAGATATATCCTGGAGTAACTCCTAATGCAGTAGATACAATTTCTTGATCTACTCCACCGCCTAGTAGTTTCATCGCCCGCTCTCTAGTTCCCATACTTCGCCGCTCCTTTGTTTACTTCTCTCTGCATTTTACCTACTATACTCCTCTTGCTTCACCAATTCAACTACTTTCTAGTGGGTATTCTGTTGGTACTTTCTATTTTTTGGAAAAATTTTTTAAAAGTTTAGTAAATTTGAGAGAACCTGTTAGG